AAGCGATTGAAGACAACTTGTATGACAGACTTGCGTCTAGATATACAAAAGCTTTAGCAAGATCTATGGCGAACACTAAGCAAGTAAAAGCTGCGAATGTATTAAACAATGCATTTAACAGTTCTTTTGCAGGTGGTGATGGTAAGGAGCTTTGTGCTACTGACCACCCAACAATTGCTGGTACGTTCTCTAACGAGTTAGCAACTTCTGCTGACTTGAACGAAACATCTTTAGAGCAAGCGTTAATTGATATCGCTGCGTTCACTGATGAGAGAGGACTTAAAGTCGCTGCGAGAGGAATGAAATTAATCATCCCAAGTGAACTTCAATTCACTGCGGAAAGATTAATGAAATCTTCTCAAAGAGTTGGTACAGCTGATAATGATATCAACGCAATCGGTTCTATGGGAATGATCCCTCAAGGTTACGTAGTGAACAACTACTTAACTGATACTGATGCGTTCTTCATCAAAACTGATGTGCCTAACGGCTTAAAAATGTTCGTGAGATCACCTATCTCAACTAAAATGGAAGGTGACTTCGACACTGGTAACGTAAGATACAAAGCTAGAGAGAGATACTCTTTTGGTTTCTCTGACCCTAGAGGTATCTACGGTTCGCCAGGAGCGTAATCGTAAGATTATTCGATGGGCGGGGTTGACCCGCCCATCAACATAAGGTAAAGGAGAGAGTGTGAGAAAATATCTATTTAAGATTTATACGAAAGAAGTACAGACAAAATTCTATAAGGAAACCGATAGTTCTATGATTACTATGCAACAGGTGCATAAAGAAATCATTGACTATCTAGGAAAAAATGCTATAGAATGGGAGCCGAATCCATTGAAATTCAGTGGTACTGCCACTGGCGCTGGGTTCTATATAACCTACGAGGAGGTTAACGATGGCACAAAGCACGATGTTACTCTTCGCCAAGAAGATACAACTCGAGTCTAAATGGAACGAGATGTACCTTCAAAATGATGGCAAGATAACAACAGACATGCTACAGCTAGGAGATGAGATCAAAAAAGTAATTAGATCCATCTTAAAAGCACAAGAAGAAGAGGCATATAATTATGCTAATTCTACTGATTTAGAAATACATCAGTTTGCTGGCTAGTTAGTAGTTAAATTGATAAAAAGTGTGTTTTTACTACGGGATACCTTGCACTTCTCACAAAACTTCTATATATTATACTTACTATACAACTAAATTGACATAGACGAGTATAGTCGATGGCCTAACAACTATGTCAATGTAATTAGGAGGATAATACTATGGCTACAACTACATTCCAAGGTATCGTTAGATCAAATGGCGGTGCTGGAAAAGGAAATGCAACACCAAGTGTTGTAACTTTATCAGAAGTTATTTCATTTGACCCAACTGCAGCTTCTGCAACAAATGTAAGAATTGGAACTTCATCATCTTCAGGCGAAACTTTTGTTTTACCTACAGGTGCTGTACCAGTTTCTTTCATGACTATTGGCGGAGCAACAGGTGGTACTAACCCAACAGTTGACATTGGATCATCTGCAGACGACGATGGTTTCTTCAATGAAGTAGACGCTGACACTAAAGGTTCTTTAAAAGGAGCTGATGGTGCATTAGTTGTTGCAGGTGGAATTTCTGCTGCAACTACTGTAACAGGTAAAGTTGGTGCATCTGCAGCTACAGGCGGAACTATAACTGGTGTATTTACATACACAGTCGTAGACAACGGCGCAGAGAGCTAATAAATAATTTATGGTGCTCCTTCGGGAGCACCTAACTAAGGAGAAAATTAATGGGTATGAAATCAGATGTAAAAGCAGTTAGAGTTACTGGCACTGGTTCTGTATTTGCTGGAAGAACAAGATTAAGAGGAATCATTCTTTCTAATTCAACAGCAAGTGCTGGATCCATAACTTTACAAGACGGAAATTCAGTTACACAATTTATTGGTGATGCACCAGCAGGTGATGTATTTGCATTTAATATTCCAGAAGATGGAATTTTATTTGTAGATGGAATGACAGTTTCCGCATTTACAAGTTTAACTGCTGCGACTATATTATTAGATAAATAGGAGGTTAGATGGCTACCTCTGGTACTACATCATTCGATCTTTCGATCGACGACATAATAGAAGAAGCTTTTGAAAGAACATCGCTTCGCGGTCTACGAACAGGTCAGCAATTAAAAAGTGCAAGACGTTCACTCAACATTCTGTTTTCAGAATGGGGAAACCGTGGCATTCATCTTTGGAAAGTGAAATCTGCTTCTGTTCCACTTGTTGAAGGACAAGCAGAATATAATTATGCAAGTGATAATACCAATTTCCCAACCGATATTAATGATGTGTTAGAAGCTTATGTTAGAGATAACACCACAGCGACTGCTCCTGTTGATACGACTTTAACTAAAATAGATCGATCAGATTATGCCGCACTTCCAAATAAATTATCTAAAGGAACTCCTTCACAGTATTATGTACAAAGAACCGTGGCTCCAAGTGTGTTTTTATATCAAACACCAGGATCTTCTTTTTCTGGAGCAAGTTACCTATTAAAATTTTACTACATCGCAAGAATAGAAGATGCAGGTGCTTATACCAATACTGCAGATGTGGCTTACAGATTTATTCCTGCAATGACAGCAGGTTTAGCATATTATTTAGCTTTAAAATTTTCACCTGAACTCGTTCAACCTTTAAAACTTGTTTATGAAGATGAATTACAAAGAGCATTGACTGAAGATGGTCAAAGAACTTCTTTATATATCTCACCTCAAACATTCTATGGAGATGGTGTATAATGGCTTTTGCTAGAGGAAAACATTCACAAGCTATTTCTGATAGAAGTGGCCAAGCATTTCCTTATTCTGAAATGGTAAGAGAATGGAATGGATCCTTAGTTCATTTTTCTGAATACGAAGCAAAACATCCACAGTTAGAACCAAAACCAAAAGGCGGTGATGCACAAGGTTTACAAAATGCAAGACCTGCAAGAACAGAACCTGCAGTGGCTGCATTGTTACCCGCAAATCCATTTACCATTACATCTGGATCTACAACAGTAAGTGTATATGAACCGAATCACGGAAGAAGCACAGCTGATGTTGTTGTATTTAGAAATGTTGATGGATCTCCTGGAGGAGTAGCTTATTCTACATTTGAAGATTCATCTGGATATAGTATAACAAAAACAGATTCTAATAATTATACATTTACTTTAGGTGCAACGCCTACCGTAACTGAACAATCAGGAGGCAATACTGTAACAGCAGGACCTGTTACATTGACAGCATAATGGCATACACTTTAACAAATTTACAAACTGATATTAGAAATTATACAGAAGTGGATAGCAATGTTTTATCTGATTCTGTTTTATCAACCATTATCAAAAATGCTGAGAATAAAATTTATAGAGATACTGATACTGATGATGACAGATTTTATGCAACATCAAACCTACAAGCTGGAAATAGATATGTCACCATTCCAACAGATTTAAGAATTATTAGATATGCTCAACTTACCGATTCATCTGGTAATCAAGTTTATTTAGAACAACGCGATACAAGCTTCATGGCAGAATATTATGACACTCCAGGTACAAGTTCTGGTCTTCCTAAATATTATGCAAATTGGGATGCAAATTATTGGGTTGTGGCTCCAACACCCGATTCAACTTATTTGATTACTTTGGCTTATAATAAGCAGCCCGCAAGCATTCTTGATGCACCAGGAGCAACTGCTGGGACTTATACTTCTAATAAATATCAAGATTTACTTTTATATGCATGTCTGATAGAAACATATGCATACTTGAAAGGGCCTGCGGATATGTTACAATACTACACGCAAGCTTATCAACAAGCTCAACAATCGTATGCGATCGAACAACAAGGTCGTAGACGCCGAGACGAATATACTGATGGTGTTATTCGTACTCCTTTAAAATCTGTAAATCCATCGCAATAAACTAAGGAGAAAAATAAATGGCTAATATAGTACCTGACTCTTTTAAAACAGACCTATTAGGTGGTGTGTTTGATTTTGATTCTGGTGGATCAACTTTCAAACTTGCACTCTACACTGACATTTCTGGTTTCAGTACTTCTACTACAGCTTATACAACGACCAATGAAGTTTCTTCAACTGGTACAAACTATACAGCGGGTGGAAATACTTTAACTAACAATGGTGTAGCAGTGTCATCAAACATCGCTTATGTTGACTTTGCAGATTTAACTTTTTCATCTGTAACTTTAACAGCTGATAGTGCACTGATTTATAAAGGCACGTCTAATGAAGCAGTATTAGTTTTAGATTTCGGCGGAGATAAAACTGCAACTAACGGAGATTTCGTTATTCAGTTCCCAACTGCTGATTCATCTAATGCTATTATTAGACTTGGCGACGCATAATAGTTATAAGGAGTAGAAATGGCTTTGGTAATTAACGATAGAGTTAAGGAGACGAGTACAACTACTGGAACTGGAACTTTGGATCTAGCTGGTGCAGAAACTGGTTATGAAAGTTTTGTTTCTGGTGTTGGTACAACGAACACAACTTACTACGCTATAGAGTTAAACTCTGCTGGCGAGTGGGAAGTCGGTATTGGTACCGTAACCGATGCTACACCCGATACTTTATCACGAGACACGGTCATATCGTCATCTAATGGTGACGCTCTAGTTAACTTTAGCGCAGGTTCTAAAAATGTATTCTGTACATTGCCAGCGAAGAAAACTATTTCTCCAGTTATGGATGCAACAACTTTTGTTGTAACCCATAATTCTACAATTTCAGAAGATCAAACATTAGATTCAGGAGTCTTGGCAGGACCTGTCACGATCACAGGTACACAAACGGTAACAGGAACATTGGTAATTATTTAAATGAGTAAAATAGAAGTTAATCAAATATCATCACAATGCGGATCAACATTAACAATTGGTCAATCAGGTGACACGGTAACTTTAGCGTGTGGTGCAAGTCAGACTGGTTTTGGAAGAACTGGAACTGTCGATTGGGATACAACGGCAAAGACGGCTGGTTTCACAGCAGTCAGTGGGAATGGGTATTTTGTAAATACCACTTCAGGTGCAATTACAATAACTTTACCCGCAACTCCATCTGCAGGCGACATCGTAGCATTTAAAGATTATGCGGGAACTTTTGGAACAAACAATTTAACTATAGGAAGAAACGGATCTAATTTAGACGGAGCTGCATCAGATAAAGTAATTGACACAGATCACACAAGTATGTCACTCGTTTATGTAGATGGTACACAAGGCTGGAAGTCAGTAGAAGAAGGAACAGGTTTTATTGGAGAAGCTTTTATAACAGCAACAGGTGGAACTGAAACTACTTGTGGAGATTATAAAATTCATACCTTTACAAGCCCAGGAAGTTTTTGTATTTCAGCTTTGGCATCAAGTCCTAGTAACAACGTTGTAGATTATTTAGTTGTTGCTGGTGGTGGAGCTGGTGGTTCAGGAGCTGCTCCAGCACACTCTGGAGGAGGAGGTGGTGCTGGAGGATACAGAG